TGATTGCTACGCCCGGTGTTCTTTCTATTGCCTTTCAGATGATCTAGGTATGCGCCCCAGGCTGTGTTGATCAGCGGATGTCCTTCTCCTCGGATGAGTCCCAAACTCCAGTTCAGCACTTTCCACTCAGGATGTAAGGCTTGCACTTCTTTTCTAGTCTCATCAAACACCCAACAATCATTCCATTCGTCCATGGTCATGAGACGCCCTGAATCATAGGCCAACTGGAACTCTTTCAGCCATAGTCTAGTGATAGGGTTATTCAAGTTCATGCCATACAATCCGCACTCGCTGAACTTCTTTTCTCTACCCAAGTAGGCCAATCCCACTGTGTTAGGCATCTGTAGCAGTAGAAATGCTGTGCTGAGTCTAGTATGGCACACCATATCGGCATCCATCCAGAACAGCACATCGGCTGGGCAGTTAGCAGCAGCATGGAACACACTATAGGCTTTGTGACTGAAGCGTATGGCATCCCAACGGAATCCCATGCCCGGTGCTTTGCCTTTGGCATCTGTAGGACCTGTGGACTTCTCCGCGGGCTCTTGGGTCAGAGCCCCATCGTTGTTTAAAAGCAACTATCCCCGGACTCACTTCGTACAAATTTCTCACATGGAGATTGCGAGCTGTTTGTGTGATTTCGCAATCTTCTGTATACACATAGAGATCAACTTCTCCGGGCCAAGTCTTTAAGAATGTATCAATCATCCGACTGGCATACTTGTCGTAGCCCGATTGATTAAATGTTGTCACCACTGCATATTTGGTCATTCAAAATCCTTGTAGATAGTTTGTTCATGATCTTTCCAAAACCAATGTTCTTGGATCATTGTTTTTATGTCCTGTAGCTCAACATCAATTTGTGATAGCACAGGAACATCAGGTATGGTGACTCTAGCAGGATCATAGTAAAACGCATTGTGATTGCTGATACTATTTAATGTAAAAAATTTCATGCCATAATGTTCCCACAGTTTGGTGTTTTTGGTCAAGCTGGCTCCACAAAAAAATCTACGATCATAAGTCTTTTTTCTCACATTGGCGATATATGGAAAGCCGGCCTGTATGGTAGACCCAAAGTGTTTGTTGATCTCCACACACACAACAGCAGGGCGGAATCCTGCTTGTAATAATGTACGGGCAATATCGTAGTCAAAGCTATCTATGTCAAGACTAAAGAAATCAGTGTTCCAATCAGCTACAGGTTGTAACACATCTACTATGTCGTCTGGAGTGATCATCTGTTTTAGTTTAGTGATAGCATCACCCCAGCGATTGGGTGTATCAGGTTCCCATTCTCTACCATCAACTCCCACACCGCGATATCCGCGATCTAGTAGATCCATGGTCATGTTTTGATTTCCTGTACCAAATCCTATTTCTACAAAGGTCTGATGTGGATCTCGCAATCCTGCAAGCAAGAGTTCAATGATACCGGTCTCACCAAATTGGCTGTGACCTTGTCTTTCGTATGGAAGAGTAAAGTGCATATATACTAATTATCACTATGAACATCAGTATCTTTAATAAGTTTGGCGCATTGAATTCTGTGCCGGTATTTGCAGCATTTGCTACTGGTTGCAAAAAGAACGGCGTAAGGGTCACAGAGCACAACTCCGCAGCAGATGTGGCTGTGATCTGGAGTCAATTATGGACTGGACGCATGGCTCCCAATCGTGAGGTATGGCAAGAGTTCACAGCAAGTGGTCGTCCTGTGATAGTGATGGAAGTGGGGCAACTCATGCGCGGGGTCACCTGGAAGATGGGTGTGAACGGTGTAAATGCTCGTGCTCAATGGGGCGAAGGAACGGATTCCGACCGGGCAAATAAACTCGCAATGCGCCTGCAACCTTGGCACCAAGGTGATCATGTTTTGATAGCCATGCAAAGAACAGACAGTGAGCAATGGGCAGGACTACCACCTGCTGAACAATGGCTCAAGCAAACTATATCTCGCATACGTGAACATACCAACAGACCCATTGTTGTGCGCCCACATCCCAGGCAGCGTCTGTCACCCATACCCGGAGTAACCGTACAACAGCCGCAATCATTGCGCGGAACCTACGATGAGTTTGATTTCCGCAGCAGTCTAGGTCGTGCCTGGGCTGTAGTAAATGAAAACTCTGGTCCAGGCAGTCAAGCTATCATAGATGGTGTACCAGCATTTGTGGGTGCAGATTCAATGGCAGTACCAGTGGCCAATACAGACTTTGCTCACATAGAAAAACCACTCATGCCCGAAAGAACAGAGTGGTTAGAAAGATTGTGTCACACAGAGTGGACTGTTGGTGAGATTGCTTCTGGATTACCTTTGAGTAGGCTGCTCAAGTCTCTTTAGATCAGCATCTACCATGTCTTGGATCATGGTAGCAAAATTGGTTCTTGGTTTCCACCCTAGTATGTCTCTAGCAGCGGAACTATCACCATGCAGGCTATACAGTTCAGCCGGACGTTTGAATCGCGGATCTGATTTGACCATTTCCGACCAATCTGTAATACCGGCATGTTGGAATGCTACATCACAAAGTTCACCGATACTGTGCTGCTCACCGGTAGCAATCACATAGTCTCGAGCTGTGGGTTGTTGTAACATCATCCACATGGCTTCCACAAAGTCTCCCGCAAATCCCCAATCTCTTCGGGCATCAAGATTGCCTAGCGTGATCGAATCCGCAAGTCCTAGCCGGATACGGGCAACACCATCTGTGACCTTGCGTGTGACAAATTCGCGACCGCGTAGTGGGCTTTCGTGATTGAACAAAATGCCCGAACATGCATATAGGCTATAGCTTTCACGGAAGTTGATGGTCATCCAATGGCTGTATAACTTGCTTACACCGTAAGGGCTGCGTGGGCGGAATGGTGTGTTCTCACCTTGGGCACCTGCTTCGGTGGCATTGCCAAACATCTCCGATGTACTGGCCTGATAGAAGCGTGTGTTAGGACTGTGTGTGCGTATGGCATTGAGCAAGTTCAGCACACCCACAGAGTTCACTTCTGTGGTCAGCTTGTTTAGATCCCAACTGGCGCCCACAAAACTCTGTGCTGCAAGATTGTATACTTCTGCAGGTTTAAGAGTTTGCATGAGATGATTCATGTTGTTTTCATCGGTGATGTCACCGGTGATCAACTCAATATCGTTCTCAATGCTCAACCAACGCAGATTGTCAAGATTAGGATTTGAATAGCGTTTAACAAGGCCATACACATGATAGCCTTTTTCGATCAAGAGTCTAGCGAGATAAGGACCGTCTTGGCCGGTCATGCCTGTTACAAATGCGGTGCGTTTCATAACAGTATGTATCACACCAAACCATCATACTGTAATATCTTCCATGCCTGCTGTGCGTAGTCGAACCACATGGCCCATCTGCCATTGTTTGGTATCCAGACCTTTCATGATGCCCAGCCAACGATTGCGTAGCAATGCCACTTCATTGATGATGGTCTCAAAGTCCACCACTTCGTCCTCACCTTCTGCGTACTTTTCAGCATCTCTTGAAGTGAGGGCGCGGGCATAGCCCTCTAGATACTTTTGGAAGTGTTTCCTGCGTATCTTGCGTAGTTGGATGTTGAGATAGTTTAGAACCGCTTCAATCTCCTGTAGCTGATTGAAGCGTTGTTCCGTGATACCGGGCAAAGCAGTGATGTTCTTTTCCAGCACACCCGAGATCTTGCAATCTCGTTTGGCTGCATCCAGCTCTGCTTCGTAATGGTCTATAAAATCAGGAATGGCTGCTAGATTAGCCACTACCTTGCTATACCACATCAGTTTTCCCAGTCGTCTTCGTGATAGTCTTCTTCTGCGTCAACACCATCATCTTCATCATCTTCATCCACATAGGATTTGTCGTTGTCAAGATATGCTGTGAGAGCTCGTTTGATATCGGTGTCACCCTTGAATGTGTCCTTGATATCATCCACATCACAGTCGTTGTCGATCAAGATGGCTACCACTGTTTGGGCGGCTTCGTCACGATCCACTGTGTTTACATAACGCTTGAGTTCTGACCACAATTCGCTGGCCACTGCTACTGCTTCACTCATTCTGCTGCCTCCTCAACTGTGATTACCTCTTCTTTGTGATTTGCAAAGTCTGCCATGGCACGATCCAAACAGCCTTCTTCATTGGCTTCCCACTTCTTGCGAAACTTCTTGATAATCTCGCCATCGCTGGTCACAAACACTAGACTGTTGCCTTCTTTCTTTAGCAGACTGCGTTTCTCCATGAGATCCACCATGCCCGAGAACGGGCTCATTCCTGTCTCATAAGGAATCTTGACCTGCACTCCTTCGAACGGTTTTGCATAGCGTGTTTTCATCACCTTGCAAGCAGCACGGATGCCCATGACGTCTGTGATCTTGTTGCCATCTTCGTCTTCTTTCAGCTTGAGTTTCTTCATGGCCACAACGATCGAGCTGGCATAGATAAAGCCTTGACCGCCGGAGATCTTGTCATCAGGATCAAACATGTCTTGACTTGCGTATGTGTGATTGGTACACACCAGACCCACATTGTATGAGCCAAACATGTTCACACAGTTACGCACAAGACTGGTCAGTGCCTTGGGCTTGCGACCCATGTCACCTTTCATGTCGCCTGCATCAAACTGATTCACATCAGTGGGTGTGAGCAACATGCCCAGACTATCAATCACAAACATGACCTTGGGACGCTCGCCGTCGGGCAATGCTTTATAGTCGCTCATGAATGTTGAGATTGTTTTGGCCACATCATCGATCATGGCCATGCTTAGTTTAAGCAGTTTGTCTTGACTGGTGTCCAC